ATCCTCCGTTTTCAGCATCCATGTATCTTTCACTCCAGATGATACAGCAGCTTGGATGTTACGTTTTACGATACTGCCCTCCCCATCATGACACTGAATGAAAGTTGGACCGCTGCTCCACTGATACACTCGACTGCTTCTCTGGCTGATCGTAATGCCGCCATTGAACTTGTGAACAAGGGCAGACAGTGAAATCCTCAACCCTTCACCAAACCTGTTGATGATCACTTCGGTATCGCCCGCTAAACATCCGCAGGGCGCTTCTACGACTCCCCAGGAACGATCCGGGGAACGGAAGACAGCGCCGGGAGGGTAGATGTGGTCAATCTGCCCGGCGATGCGCAGAGACATTTCCTTTTGTTGGGATCTGATCTCCCATCCTGCCTGTGCCAGCGGCCCTTGCGGACCATAAAACTCCTCTACAAGCGGAGTAATCAGTGATCCCAGAATTGCCTTTTGCGCGATCATATTCATTTTGTAAACTCCAAAAACGAAACGTCTGCCTCAGAGTAGCCCTGGGCAGACGTGGGATCAGCAGAAAAGCAGATTATGCGAGGTTGGCGACCTTGCGGCGCTTCCGTCCACCAATCGGGATCACGTTGGATTCCGCAACCGCTTCAGGGGCATTTGCGGCCACCTCTGCAACCGGCTCCGGCTGGACTACCGGATCAGGTTCAACCACCGGCGATGCGGCCACCGCGGGCTCAGCGCCCTCTTCTGTCTGCTCTGCCTGTGCCCCGTCGCCCGGTTCGCCGTCCGATTGCGGATCCTGGGATTCGGGTTCGCCGTCCGGTTCATCATCCGCATGGTCGGTCGCGATACCAACCGCTTCCTCTTCCTGAAGTTTCACTGCTTCTGCAATGATTTTCTTCGTCAACACATGCGCCCCGTCGCCCGGTTCGCCGTCCTGGAACGCCTTGCCCACGGCGATGGTCAGAAATTCCCAAGTCGGGAACAGGGACCGCCGTTCGCACCGTTCCTGATACGACCTCATGCACTTATCGTATTCTGGATCTTCGGTGTTGACCGTCCATTTCGATTCGATCCCATCGAAATCAAGCTGGAAGTCATCGCCGAAATTGGAGACGAGACAACTCTTGTCCTCCTCAGAGACCTCTACGATCTGCCCGTAAACGGGATCGCCGTCCTCATCCGATCCGCAGACGATCTCCCCAACCTTCGGAGTCACGCTGGCAGAGGAAGATCCACCCGCAAAGAGGCTCTGTTGCGCGAATTCCCAGATGAAATTCACTGGACCTCCCAACCCGTGCGCGAGGTTCTCGGCCACCCCTTCCGACTGCCCACCCCATTGGCACTTGGCAGTAAGAGAGGTGATTTTTTTGGAGGAAGAAAGCGCAAGCTTCACGACTTTGCAGCTACCCTTCACCAAAGAGCGGCCGGAAGATGCGGAGGCGATTTCGATGGAGATCGCAGAGGGGAAAACGGGCGTCACTTCCCGCTTTTCCTTCTGGTCATCGTTCTTCTCCGAACAGTTGATGTAGGTCTGCTTCGCGCCTGGGAAGAAGGAATCAAGAGCATCGGCTTCAGCCGAGTTGAGCACGGTAAACGTCACATCTACAGTGTAGAGAACGGCTTCATCCCCGTCACGCTTGAAGGCGACTTTGGAGAGAACGCCGTCGATCTGGCCTTCGTGATTTGTAAGATTCGGAACCATTGAAAACTCCATATGAGCATTGAAAGCGTAGCCCGCCTATCCATGAAACAGCACTAAGGCTCCTCTGTTTTCGCCCGGCGTTTCGGACGCCTCGGTTTTTCGAGGGGGATCTCGACCGCATCAGCATCCTCTTCTTTCTGGTGATGGTGCCCCATCCTGGGAACCAACCAGCCGTTTTTACCGGCTGGGGTCTGACCCCAAGAATCGGCATACATACAGGAACCAGGATCGAAAGCGAGCGCGCAATCAGAACCTCTGATCCCGAACTCCGATCTAATCTTGTCAGCATAGATCCTTGATTGCGGCCATTCGCGCTTACAGCGGGTGCCTCGACTGATATTCGGGGGTTCTGCCGTCACGATCAGCACGTTGTCTGCATCCTGGCGAAGTCCTGACGCCCCCTTGAGATTCTCCATTGATACCCGAGAGAACCGCCCCGAATGGTCTTTCTGACTGTTGGAAGGATGCACAATCAGAAAGATAGAAACCTCCTCATTCTTTGCGAACAATGCCATAGATCGGATCGCGTGCTCAATGTCGGTTCGTTCCGTTTTGGGGTTCGGCTTGATGAGGAACCCGAGATGGTCGATCAGGAATTTGCGGATCCCGAGTCTCCGCTTTGCGTACCTCATCGTCTCCATCATTTTTTCCAACTCAATGTTTCCGTAATGATCGAGAATATAGAGCGGCATACTCCCGATTTCCATCATCGCTGCGGTGCGTTCTTCCTGTGAAACCTTTGTGAAGTCCTGTCCAATCCGCATCCGCAGCAGTTTCTGCACAGTGCCGATGGGCTGCTGCTCAAACGAGGTGACAGCTACAGCAGCGCCGCTTTCGGCCTGCTTGTAGAGCAACCACGTCGCGAACGTGGTTTTTCCCATTCCGGTCTCACCAGAAATGATGGTCAATTCCGGCCGGATACCTCCCAACATCGTATCCAGGTTCTCTGAACTGGTACTCACGCCACGAAGCTTTCCAGGATTCGAGATCAATTCTTCGAGTTGCGTTGCGAACCCGTCAACCGTACGAAACTCGATCCCGTGATCTCCTTTTGCATTCGCAATCGCGCGCTCGATCACCTCTACATCAATGTGTTTCTGTAAGGCTTCGTTCGCATCTTTACAGGGGAGAATGGCCCTTCTGCACCTGTACTTCCCGAGCTTTTCTGAAGCCTTTGTCCAGCCTTCAGACCCCTTTTCATCGGCATCGTACAGCCCTACGATGTCCTCATGTGGTTCAAGCAGGTCCATCCATTCATCAGACCATGTGGTAGCACCTGCTGTTCCTGATACCACATTTGATTCAAATCCATAGGTATGAAGTGCGATCACATCGAACTCGCCTTCTGTCACAACCACCGGCGATGTCTTATCGGTTGACAGCCGATTTCCTCCAAAGAGGGGAAGGGGACGCCCCGAACAAACGCGGTACTCCTTGCACTTTCTGCACCCCTCGTTTCCAGTGCAGTGCTCACAAGTCCCGTCAACAGGAACGGAACGGAAGCGCACGTTCACCACCCGGCCATGCTCATCCATCAGCGGGATCGTGATGTAGGGGCGGCCCGCCTTCGATAAAACGACATCGCCGGAGGGGTCCACATAGATCCCGATCTTGAACTCCTTGAGCGAGTCCATCCCCAAACGACGGGCAGATCGCAGATAGTTCTGCGCTTTCGCTGTGAATCCTACCGCTTCCTTCTCCCAAAGTGCGCTGAAACAGCGATCAGCAAGGTCTACGCTGAATGAGAAGCGGCCCGTGGGATCAGGGGGTTCTTCTGGAAGTTTGTCCTCTGGCCTTTTGACGAAGTTTGAAGCTGATAAAATCCGCGCATGTCGCCTGCCAGATCCAGGCTGAACCTCCTCACCAGAATCGCGGATCAGGTTCAGCCTCACACTCTCCTGACGAAGCTTCTCCCATCCCTCACTATCTACTTCCTTACTCGACTTTCCAAGAAAGTGTTGAGCAAGGATCTCCGCTGCATCGCCCTTCGCGCCGCATACCCAGCAATGCCATCCCTGGGACTGCCGATCTGTTCCGCACGGCTTCCTCCTGTCATCTCCTCCCCGCTTTTCAGCCTTGCAGGCTGGGCAGGGCCCGAACGCCTGGCCATGTCCCGCATCGCATCCAATCGCGCGCGCGACCGCAAAAGCGGTATGTTCCCTCTTGAGATCCGAGATCCAGTTATTCATTCAGGACTCCATGGGCGTCCAGCATTTCTTCAAAGGTCGAATAGACTTCGACACCTTCAGTCGTGTAATTGCTGGGATGGTCAACCCCTCGCATCGCTGCGAGCCTGATCCCGATGTTCGAGAATCCGACGTTGACCATAAATGGAGCGCATCCATGCGGATTTTCGATGGGCGAATTGTGACAGGCCATCACATGGAGTGTCTGCTCTTTCCGTATGGCCTGACATTTTCTATCATCCAAGCCACCACCTGGGATTTCATGGGTAGCGATGGACCGCCGCCAGGGGCAGGTTTTACATGGCCGGTGGCGCATCAGCGCCTCTTCGCGGCGGATGCCCTGACGGGCTGACCCACCTGGGGGGTAGAACGAATCCCAGGATCCTCATTCTCTTCCTGCCATTCCTTCGCCCGCTCCATCCTCCAGTCAATCTTCTGGAGCCGCATGATCTCAATGAGATCGGTGCATTCTGTCCTGCGGAGAAATACCGCGCGCTCATGGTCGGAGTCATAGACCCAATCGATCAAAAGCTTCAGGTCATCCACAGAATGGACCTCAAGCAGCCTTTTGATGCGCTGCTCTCTGGCCTCTGTATAGAGGCACGCCCTTGGATTGCGCTGCCTCCGCTGCCAGTGACAAAAAACGATCTCATCCTCTGTCAGCTTTTCGGGATCGTCTTTTTTTGGAGGTGGCTGGGGAGTCTCCGGGGGCGCTGGCAGGAGATGGATCTGGTTTTGGGGTCCGTCGCTTCCTCTTCTTCGTGTGCCCATCGCGCCCTTCCTGTGCGCTCAGGGTAGCCTCTCGGGTGGCCGAAAGTGCGACTCCCGCTGCATCTGTAACGTGATCGAGTTTATCAATCTCGCAATCAAAGATTCTTGCGGTAGTAGAAAGTATTTCTGACAGACCTTCTACATATTTCGGGATCTCCGATAATGAGATCACCTTCGCATCATCGCGCTTCGTCGTTCGCTTCAATCCCAGGATCTGCGATCTCCATTCACCTGGAAGAATAAGGATGATCCCATGATCTGCTTTCTCTTCCAGGGGGCCGATCATCTTGCCAGTGGTCATCGCCACAGACAACCCGGCCGAAGGGTCAAGCCCGATATGCGGGGCCTCGCATCCTACCCAGAGGGGATCGCCCTCTATCACCCGCTCACAGCCCGCCTTGATGAGAAGTGAGATCCCATAAATCGTTTTATGTCGCTCCAAACGAAAGAAGGGAGGCTGCACGACTGCAACCTCCCAGACCCGTTTTTTGTTTTCCGTTCTTGTCCGCCATGACCAACCGACAACAGCATCCCCTTCAGGAGCGAGTAAGATAGCCGCTCCGTTTATCGCAGGATCAATGCCTAAGGTCCAATGTGGCGGGATGACGATCAAAATGGAATGTCATCATCGGGATCTTGCCCGCCGGCGTTGCTTCCCGAACGGTTCCCAGTGTTGCGGCTGGCGGTGTTGGGGCGCTCTTTATTCGAGGCGGGGGAAGATCCGGGTGTTTTGCGGGGATTATTTGCCCGCCATTCTATATATTTCTCCCAGCCATCGCAGGCGGTGTTGAAGGCTTCTTTTTGTGCATCCTGCTCTACGAACTCGGCAGACCGTTTGTCGGGAGCAGCGCGTCCAAAGAACTTCAGCTTCAGCCGGTCTTTCCCTTCGTAGGTTTCCACAACCGCAGATGCCCGCACCGTCGGATAGTAGTCGGTGAGGATCTTCTGGATCGCCTCATCGTCGTTCTCATCGAAGGGCTCTTCCGGCGCACCCAACGATAAAGCAAGACTCCCGAGATCGTACATATTTCCGGTCAGGTAGATGTCGGCATCGATCACCTTCCCGATTTCGGGGCCGTCAAGAACGACGAACCGGATCATCAGCGCAGGCGTCCCCTTCCCCGAGCTTTCGTACCGCTCGAAAGCAACGGGGGAAAAGATCCCGTTGTTGAGCGGCTTCGTCAGCCGATTACTGCCGCCGCCTCCGGGCTTATCAAGATCGATCCCTTTGTCCTTCAGTTCTTTCGCATGTTGACGCAGATCCATCACCGCCTCCAAAGTTATTGTTTCTGTAGCATTTGAATCGTAGCCCTCACAGTGAGGGCGCGACCCTAAATATCGACACCTTCATCATCATTTTCGGGTTTTTCAGTTTCAGCCTTCGCTGCTGCAGTCGAGTTGACCGATGCGGCCACACGACGCCCGGAAGATCCTGGCAGTTTCGCACCGGCGATGGCAATAGACGGGGCTTCTGCCTTGATCGCAGCCTGCCAAGCAGGAAGATCGGCAGGGACAATCCCCTGGATCGGGCCGTAGGACTTGCAGAGGTATTCCGAAGGTCCATCCACCATCACAAGCCGCTCTCCTTTCGCGCCTTTGAAGATATATCCTACGATATTCACGAAGGCGGGAAGGGCTTGCTGGAAGGAACCCTGAAGCTTCGGATACAGGCGACGAATCCCAGTATTCTCCTCCACCACGGGCTCGCAGAGGGCGATCAGGATCACGGTGTAGTCACAATCCCGAATGACGCGCATGAAGGAACGCTGCTTGACTGCGAGAACGCCCCAATCATTGCGGGTAAACTCGGGAGCCGGTCCCTTCGCGGCGTCTTTTTTGTCATCCTTCTTTTTATCCTGGATCTCGGGATTCCGTTTCTCCTTCAGGATGCCTTCCATGAGCACCTGCTGAAGCTCGGTCATCGAATCTACAACGATCGTATGAATACCTGCCTTCTTCAGCGGAGAATCCGGCCCCTTCGTCATCACCATTCCGATGAAGACCCGGAGTTGCTCGATATTGGAGCAAGGGAAGATCGTGGCTTCCGGGTTCGCGCTCCGCACCGTCGCTCGGCCCTGGGTTTCCAGGGAGAGAATCAAAACCCCCTTCCCTTTCCCGCTGGAAAAGTGGGTTTTACCGGACCCTGAATCACCGTAGATCAGCATCTTCAGGTAGTCCAGGTTCACCTCCGATGCGGGGAAGCAGCCTTCCAGCACGAAAGGAGCGGGCTGAGATTCCTCTTTGGGTAGGGTCTCCTCTGTCGTAGCAGGCTTCACCTCTTCCTTCGGAGGTTCTACCGGTTTCGCCGGCTCCTCTTTGGGGAGGGTTACAGACTCACCAGCCGCCACAACCGTCGTAGCAGGCCCATCGGCAGGCTTCGATTCTTTGGGGGTGACTTGCCCCTCTGGAGTCTTTCCAGCGACCTTCGAGGCATCAGCAACGACTCCGGCCCCCCGGCGACGGCTGACAGTTTGAACGGGCTTCGGTTCTTCATTCCCGGTATTCATCTTCATTCCTTTCTGGGTTCATCCCCATTCTTGAGCGGGTGACACTTCCATCGTAGCCCCTGGATGACCTCCGATCTCGCAGACTGCAGAAAAAGGACACGAACCACCCGGCTGCTGACATACAGGATCGCGGGGAAACTCAATGTCCATATCTACCTGACTAATCCCATCATCATAGGGGAGCTTTGCAGCCGTTGCGCGCATACGGGCGATCCTCGTAGCTTTCGCGAAAACTTCAGCCTCAAACCTTCGTGACCTCTCGGCACTGTAGCTGCTGAATGGGCGAGAGCATAAGCCAGGATCGACGTTATCGATCAACCAGTCGATATGATCGGAATAAGGCGCACGATCAATCCCAGCTTTCTTGATCGCGGCTTCAAATCGCCAGCTTGGAACCGTCACGTTTTGCGCCCTGGAAAATCCACCATGACCGGAGGGGATGGCCAGCAACCGCATCATATCTTCGATCTTGCGAACGCCTTTCGTCTCCAGTCCCCTCTTCTTCGCCTCTTCAAACATTTCTTTG